ACCTGCTGGATGTCCATTGCCGCCCGGCTGATCAGGGCCGGGACGTTGGCGCTGGGTAGCGGGAACTGCTGGTAGTGCACCGCCCGCGAGGCGTCACCGCGCACGACGAAGGTGTAGTCCGCCTCGTTGCCGTGGGCCACGAAGCTCGGGATGTTCAAGCCTGAGGAGTCGTTGACGAAACGCGGCGGGCGCTGGTTCTTGTACTCCGCCGTCATCGTGATCGAGTTCAACAGGTTGTAGGCAAAGGAGTTGGCGAAGATCCGGGCCGGTTCCGAGGTGCCGATCAGGTCCCCCGCCGGCACGTTGCAGTACAGCAGCGCGAACGGGAAGGTCGCCGGCAGCAGTTTCTCGACGACGTGCAGCACCGCCTTGTTGTTCAGGGTGTGGATCTCGTGCACGTCGCTGCCGTCCCGGACCCAGTGGATCACCAGATTGAAGTAGTCCTTCTGGTTGGCGGCGCCGGTTGGCCCGTCGCCCAGCTTCTCCACCGGCGCGTTCTCCTGGTACTGGCACTTGGCCACCGCCGCGTCCAGCGTGTCCCGGTAGAGCGGGTTGGCCTTGAGGATGTTCCTGTGGAACACGTCCCAGGTGATGCAGTACGCCGCCGTCTCGATCGAGTCCGAGTACGGGTCACGCATGAACTTCATCGGGTCGATGTTCTTCAGCACCGGCTGCCCGGTGAAGGCGAAGTCGCCCGACCCGCCGGTCAGCTGCGTGTCCCAGCCGACCTGAGTGATGCCGAGATTGAGCAGCGCCGCCCGTTCTCCGGCCAGCATCTGGTAATGCCCGATCCGACCCAGGTCCCAGATGTGCTCCAGCGCCGTGTTCACGTCGAACACCGTGCCGATGTCCTCGGTCGAGGTCGGTCGGAGCTGGGCCGACTTGCCCACCGTGTAGATCGAGGCCAGCAGGTTGTTCTTCACGTAGCTGACATGGTTCGTGTCCGGCAGAATCTGGTATTTCGGGAAGGTTGCCTTCACCGCTTCCCAGATCCGGCCCCGGTCGGTCGCGTCCAGGATGTACGCCCGGCGAATGGCCTTGGCGTAGTCCCGTGTGCAGGTCTCCCAGTGCTCCGCCAGGCTCTCCAGCGTCACACCCTTGGGCAGTTGGGTCTTATCTTTCGCCATTTGGGGTGCCTCCCGTCATGAATGCGTTGATCTCCGCCATGATATCGTCGAGCTGCGTCCGGTTCTTGCGCTGATCCGCCGCCGCCTTGTCCATTTCCTCCTGCAGCTTGCGCAGATCGGCGGCAGAATCGGTGGCAGGCGGCACCGGGGCCGGCGGCGGGGGCGGCTGCTTCACTTCCACCGCCACCGTGATGCCCTTGCAGAGCGAAACGACGACGATCACCATGCAGATCACGATGACTGCCAGGAAAAGTTCGACAAGCGTCATGCTGTCCTCCTAAAAATACTCCGTGTAGGGAGCCATGCCGTAGGCGCGGTCCGGATCGGTCGCGGCCACGACATCATCGCGCAGCTGCCAGGGCGTCACCTTCGGTTTTGTCTGTCCGGGCCGGGTCAGATCCTGCCCGAACCGGTTGTAGGCCCCGTAGGTCAGCTTCGACGGGTCGTCCGGCAGCTCCATGACGATCCATTCCAGCGGGTTGATGGCGTGGTTGTCCTTGTCAATCGGTTTGTCCGAGGGTTTTCCGCCGTCCAGCGTCTGCGGCGGGAACTTGTACTCCCTCAGCTCGCACAACAGGCCCGTGCAGCAGTCCATGATCTTCAGTTTGCCTGATTCCAGGTAGGTTGACAAGCGGTAAATGCGGGCATCGAGACTGATGTAGCCCGGTTTGAAGGCGATGCCCTTCTGAAGGAACAGATCGCCGAGCGAATCCTTGTTGTAATCGCGCTTGGCGATTGATTTCGGGTCGGCAATCGGGGCGCAGTACAGCCCGCCGCTGGGAATGTCCGCCGTATGCTCGAAATACAGGGCTGCCAGGTCGTCCAGATTGCGGTTGTTGGTCCGGACTTCCTTGTAAATGTAGACAATTCCTGCCGTTTCGTCCAAAGCACCGAACAAAAAGACGGCATCGTCCCGAAGACCGTAGTCAAACGCGACGATCCGCTTCCATTCCGGGGGCGGCTGGAAGGTTGGGCAGATGGTTTTGGTGTACGCCGGGTAGACCTGGCCCTCCGCATAGGCGAACGAGCTGTAAATGTACCGCGCAATCCACCATTTCGGCTTGTTCCGGCAGTTCTCCTCGATGTATCCGGGCGGCAGGAAGCGGTTGACGTCGGTCGAGGCGACGTGGGCGCTGATCGCCGGGTCCGCCACCGCCGGGTCTGTGGCGTACGTCTCCGCCACCGTGCCGTACTGGCGGATGTCGGAGGCCACATTCAGCAGGTCCGTCCTGATCCAGCCGTTGTCCGGGTTGCTTTCGACCAGAATCTTGCGCCAGTCGTACAGCACCCGTGGCGTTCCCACACCCCGGTCGTCGAAATCCAGCACCAGTTCCCCGGCTTCGTCCCGCTCGAAGACGCAGGCCGCCGTGTTCCTGAGGCGCGTCTTGTGCTGGTGATAGATCTCCGCCGAGTATTCGCTCGCTTCCACCCCGACCGCCATGGTCAGGTTGTAGCTGCGCATCTTCCCGGCGTCGTCGTACGGGCGGTAGAGCAGCCGCGCCCCGTTGTGCAGGTCCACTGTCTTGTCCTTCAGCGATTCGTCGGCGATGAATGCCTGAGGGAGATCGGCCTCGATCTCGCGCTTGATCGTCTGCTCGTACTGGCTCGTCACCGCCGCGCCGATCAGGACGTTCGCGTTCGGCGTGATGAAGCAGTGCTTGAAGATCTCCTGCCGCGTCGTCGTCGTCTTGCCCGTTCCGTACGCCCCGAAGTTCCCGATCGTCCGGTGCGGGTCCAAATGCACCCCCTCCTGATGGACCTGAGGGATGTACGTGTTGATGTAGGTGTTGCAGTACGTGCACTCCAGCCAGAACTGGCTCTCGTGCCCGTTCATCGCGATCGCCTTCTGCGTCGGGGAGTGGCAGCGCGGGCACTTCCGGAAGTCCCGCCGGATCGGCCGGGGCTTCCGTGGCGGTGTCCGCAGCGTGGTCGGGCGCAGGTAGTCGGCTGGGGTCATGTGCCCTCAGCCGGCACCGGTCGGAAATATTGATCCAGGTATTCCCGCGTCACGACCTGCGTGCGCGGCGGGTCCTGAAAGGTCACGACGTAATGGCCGGGCCTGGTCGTGTCGGGCCGGACATCCACCACGCGGGGGCGCTGCTCGTAGATCATAGGTGCTCCTCCATCGCCGAGCCGAACCGGACGTTCAGCCCCTCCTGCCGCGCCTTCTCCTTGAGCCGGGCTTCAGACCGGGCGATGTGCTCGTCAATGTCGATCTGGCGGCTGCGCAGCTCCTGGTCCAAAGCCCTGGCCCTGAGGTCGCTCTTGATCTGGCGGTACGCCTTGATCATCTTCTTGTACCGGCGCGGATTGGTCTTCTGGAGCTGTTCGGCCTCGTTCAGGATGCGGGCGTTTTCTTCTTCAATGATTCGGTCCGGATCGAAACCGGGATTGGGTTCGGCTGCGGGATCGATCGCCTGCAGGATCGTGGCACTCGCCTGGTTTACCCAGTCGTAAATGTCGTCCCGCAGATTCGGGTTGTCTTCCAGAATCTGCAGGCTGAGCTGACGCACCGCCGAGAACAGGAGCTGCATCGCGTCCGGGTAGCTGAGGTTGTTCGAGTGAATGCCCTTCTGGGTCAGCTTGATGTAGGTGCTTGAGTCCATAAGCCCTCCGAGCCCTTTATTAGGGAGGGGGCCGGCGGGCTCAAACCGGACCCCCAGGTACGAGATACCCACTCCAGTATAAGGGACAGGAGGCCGTTGTGGCAACTACATCATATGATGCAGTTGAAAAGGGAAATGATGTAATTGAAACAAACCGTGATGTTTTGTTTTAGTGCGACGGAGAACACCAAAATTATATGTATATATACATATATACCCTAAAAACACAAATTTAAGCCCACCCCCTATCGTACTCTCCACTGCGTTCCTGCAGTGCACACTAAATATTCACAGCAGCAACAGAAAGGAAAACACCATGAACACAAACAAAGCCAACCTCAAACCCGCCAAAGAAACAACCACCGCGAAAGCTACAAACAAGAAAGGAAACACCACCATGAAAACCACAGTCAAAGAACTCAAGAACAAGAAAGACATCAACACCCCAATCACTACAGCCATCATCACCACAGACTCTCCTGAGAACAAAGACAACAAACCCACAGAACTGCTCTGCTCCATCATCATCTACGACTACAAACTCCCTGGACACCCACACAAGATTCTCAACGCCGAAGGCAAAATCATTACCCTCTATGAAACCACCAACACCACAGACAGCTTCATCCAGGACACCACACCCCAACTTGCCGACCACTGGCAAATCCTCATCAAAGACTCAACCGGCAACGCCGCCATCCTCCGCAAAAACAACAAGGCCATCACAGACCCTGAGACAGAAAAGACCTACAACACCCTGCTCTCATTCATCAAGAACAGCCTCGCCCAAATCCACAAGCAACTCATGATCACCGATCCCACGCTCAACACACCCACCCAAAAGCGCCAGCCCAAACCTGACGAACTCACAGACGAAATGGCCATCCAGGCCCTCGACTACCTGAAAGGAAACAAGACACCCATCAACACCATCCGCAAAACGGAACCCAAAATCTCAGAAAAAGGCAACGCCTACGACAAAGTAAGCTACACCATCTGCTTCAGCAACAACGACAAATTCTAATCAACCCATCGGAATAACCAGCCGCGCATGCCTCAACCACCCACCTATTATAGAAAGGAAACTATTATGCACAAGACAACAGAAATCCGCAAAGTCAACATCTGCCACAAACCCACCATCCAGCGCAACTACCTCAAGCGCTACACCCACATCAGCGTCTACGACAGAACTGAAGGCAGCTACCACGAACACCTGGTCATCTCAGACCAGATCTACACCCAATTTGATATCCTCGCCATGATCAGCAACCCACAATGCCAATACACCCTGGTCAAAACCAGCTTCAAGCCTATCAAGCTCAAATACTCCATTTATGAATTCATCACCAACATTGTCAATGGCACCGTCACCACGACCTGCACCTACAGACCAGTCAAACAGTCGGACAACTACTACTTCGGCCCAGACGAATTCGCACAAGCTCTACACGAGTCTATCAACGAATACTTCAGAGTCAACGCATAAGAAAGGAGCATCCCTATGAAATGGCTAATCAAATTCCTCGCCACCATGTCCTGCACCGTCCGCATCATCTAATCCCCGTCACGGGGCGGAGCAATCCGCCCCAATTCCTACCCGAACATATGTTTATACTCACTTCAAAAATCTATTATAAATATTATTATTATTATATTATTATTATTATTTATTATTATTTATTTTATTATTTATCGTTACGACGCAACTCCGAACGCGTTCGTAATATCACGCCACTTTTTTTCAAGCAAAAACGTTTTTCAAAAAACCTCGATTTGTAATATTACACTTTCAAAAATGAGAAAACTGTACCTCTCACGTAATATTACAGCCCTCTAAAACCGAACGTATATTCAATAGTAATATTACACACACAAAAAATTCACTTCAAAAAATCATGGTGTTTTCCTTTTCTGCCCTCATTCTTAATTTGCTTATATGCTCACGCCTATTCGTGAGCGTGACGGTGAACCGCATCCCGAGGGGCCCCTTCAGGGAAGCATCGGGTGTCGGGAGCCGTTCAGCTCACTGGGCGCGAGCAAAAACAAACAAAACAAACAAACAAACATCACAGCCGTCATCCCGTCCAGGCAGCCCTGGCATAGCACGAACAGCAGTTCGCCGCAAGGATGGGGCCCCTACCCCATTGGCCCTTGCAACGAACAGCAGTTCGCGCTTTTGGATTGGCTGTCCTGAACGGGATGACGGCAGACTGCTGTGAATAAAAAAAAAAAAACAAGGAGGCAAACAAAATGATCATCAGATGCAATCTTGGAACACCGTCCCAGTGGTTCATCCTCAACGCCAAGTCCGCGACCGCCGACCTCAACGAGGACTTGCGCAACCGCAACATCAGCCAGCGCAAGGCCACGGCCTACCTCAGCGCCATGATCGGCAACAACCCGAAACTCCAGGCACTGATCATCGGGTTCGACTACTTCGGCAACGACCTGATGAGCCTGGTCAGCCGCTGTCTCTGGACCGGCATCACGGTCAAGCTGTGTGACCAATCGAACAAGCAGATCGACCAGTTCGCACCGCTGGGCTTCTTCCCCAGAGGCTCACTCCAGTACGAGAAGTGGCAGACCGTCGATTACCCCAACACCCAGACGGCACGAACCTACGCCCAGCTACGCCAGTGGCAGCGCGAGAACGTCAGCGCCTACATGCAGCGCTCCCAGATCGACCAGCTCCGGCAGATGCTCGACCTGTACTCCCCGCTCTATCGTGAGCTGATCGATCACCCCGACACGCTCAGCAACGCCAGCCGCTACATCACCGCCTATCACCAGGCCGGCGACCTGGACTACAGCGTCGCCACTCCCGGCACCGAGGACTGGTTTCAGATATTCGAGGAACTCTACGAACTGTACCTCACCGGACAGGAACCTACTCCCGAGGAGCGCTACCTTAACCGTCTGCAGATCCTCTACTACCTCCGCAACGGCATCCCGCCAACGCGCACCGTCACTCAGCTTGTGGACCTGGAGCTGCCGTCCTGGATTTCATGGCGCTTCCAGTCCGAGGGCTCGGTGATTCCCTGCCTTGCATAGCCCATAGTCCCCCTTAGAAAGTGAAGGGTTATTGAGCCCTTCGAATAAATGAAAGGAAGAAAGAAAGATGGAAAACATGAACAGCATTTTCGACATGGAGATCGTCCCCGAACTCACACTTGGCAAGCATACCTGCCAGATCATTGGCGCCGCTTCCGGTGTGACTCAGACCACCGCTGACGGAAAGGGCGGGGAGGCGTACATCACGCTAACCGTCCGCATTGACAATGAACCGTTCCTCAGAAACAGCTTCACCGACGCCAGTCTGTTCATCAAGCAAGGGCCCGGCATGCAGAAATTCATGCGTGGTGCGTCCAAGCAAGTGGGCATCACCGGCGGCAAGCTCAGCGACTTGATCGCGGCGCTCAAACTCAAGCCGATCGAGGTCACCGTCACTGCCAACACCAGTCTCACCACCGGACGCGTCTTCCAGAACTGGAACTGGGAGAAGCAGGCACCGGTCACGAAGGCAGAGATCCTTGACGAGGAACTCAAGCTCGACTAACCGCACTCAGCCAGGCAAACAGAGGGAGGGCCTCCGGGCTCTCCCTTTTTTGCCTACGGCCCAGGCCCTGGATCTATCCAGAGCTCAGCGAAAGGAGCAGACCATGTACACCACACCCACCTGCCCCATCTGCGGACAGATCACCGGCGCTGTACGCTGCCCCAACTGTGGCAGCCAGCTCCGGGAAAGGAAGATCTGATATGCAGAATAAGTATTTGATCTTCGCCCTTGTCCTGCTTTGCGTGCTGCAGTACGCCCGACTGCAGAAAGGAAAGAACAAATGATTCAACAGTTCATTGTCTTTATTCTGCTCAGCATGCTCACGCTTTGCGGCATTGTCCTTAGCATCCTGTTAATCATGGGCTTGGTACAGGAATGCAAGGAGCTGCGGATCAAACGAACCCGGAAGCCATGGTAATAAGTGCCGCCTAAAGGGTGGGCGGCAAGGAGAAAACACAACACGAAGCCCGATCCTCAAAACCTGCCAGCTAAAGTGTGCAGGACTGAGGATCGAGATAGTCTTGTGCGACCGGCAGCAACAGCCCTCCCCACCGATTAAGGAAACAGACGCTCGCCGGCATTCCCCTTACCACCCAGAACTATCAACCGCCTCTCGCACAAATGCAATCCCAACACACAAGGAGGAACTCAGACATGAAGACAAAGATCATCGGACGTGCGTTCATCGTGACGCTCGCCATCAAGGCAGCGCTGCTGACCCTGGTGCAGACCTATTCCCCGCAGGCGCTGACCCTCAAGGACGCCGAGAAGAACCCGCTGTTCTCCCTGGTTTTCGACAAGAAAGCCAAGCCAGAGCTCGGAACCTTCGGTGCCGTGTTCAATGACACGGACGACGAGGGCTATGCCCGCATCACCCTGGCCATCCCGGATGGCGCCGACCGCAAAGCCCACGTCATGAAGAACTACACCAAGGCACTCGCCAACCTGGAACTGATCGTTCCTCAGGTGATCGAGGCGGCCACCGCAGCCGAAGCACTGGAAGCCAAGATCCAGGGCGGGCTCACCATCGAGTAACCGAGGTGGGGTAGGCGCCTGCCTACCCCTCCTCCCAAACAAACAAGGAGGATCTCATCCATGATCAAGTGCACAGTTGGGACCAACACATCCCGCACCACGACCATCGTCAAGGAATCGGCAACACCTAAAGAGGTGCTGGCCGAGAACAACATCCGCTTCGAGACCGCGACGGTCCACCTGGATGGCAGCCCGCTCAACACCAAGTCCATGAACCAGACGTTCGAGGAACTGGGTGTCAAGGAGTCTTGCTATCTGATCGCCGTGATCAAGAGCGAGAACAACTGAATAACAGACAAGGGTGTCCAGTTGGACTGGGCACCCTTGCCTGATGAGGTGCCTGTTTATGAATCATGATCTGAATTACGCCAAAACATACATGGCCAACGATACACAAAAGGAATATTTACCCCCGGATCTGGGTGCTTATCTGGAAACAGCCAACGACTATCTGCATATCGATGCGTTCCATGAGGAAACCACAGCGCAAATCGCCCTGTTTCCTGCTGTGTTACTCTATCATCAGGCGCATCCGGAAGCAAACATCCAGGTACGCAGCATCAATCTGGATACCGGCGATCGGGACCCGGCGTATTATAATCTGGATATGGTGCAGCGCAACTTCATGCGCCAGGCTCCTCAACCAAACAGCATCCGGATCTTCATCGCCACTGTCAAGAGCCGCCGCTCTTACAAAGAGATCTTTGCCCGGCTCCCTTCCGAGCAGGCCAATCTGGAAACGCTGTTCAGCACCGGCGGCTTTCACTTTAACCGCGTATACCTGGACAACAACGGCATCGACTTCCTGTTGGTAACCAGTCGCCTGGGTCCGGAGAGCATGTTCCGACTGGGCGCCATGATGCCCTACCTCTTGAATCGAAAAGATCCTGGCCTGGACTTCGGCGAAATCCTGCCCCTGTACCAGGATCTATCTGCCGGCAAGGACGACAGCTACCTGACGGGCCTGTTGAATTTCTGCCGCAAATCCATGGGCGATATCAACATCGAACGCCGCCGCCGTACCTGGAAAGCCCTGATGGATAACGTCGGTGAACGCCGGCTGAACTATTATCAGTCCGAACGGGACCAGGCTCTGTCCAATGTGAACGAAGCCGAGCGCCGATACCAGGCGTATCTCAACGCTTACCGGGAAAAAGCCATCGCCCTGGCTGGAGCACAGGCAGGCACCGAAACATTTGAAGCAGACAAGCAGGAGTTCCTTCAGTACATGGACAAGAATCCATACATCGAACAGATCGTGAAACTGGACAACACCAAAGTTAGCCTGACAATCGCCATACCCTGCACTAACTTCGATCCGGAAATTATACGTCAGCTGATTGAAACCAAGAATGTCAATACCTATTTCACTCGGCATGCCGAAGCCTTCCGGCGTATCTTCCTCACTGAAGAATTCACTTTATATCTGGGCAGCATGTTGACTGTCTCTTTCATTGACTCCGACTTCAAACGCTCCCGTAATTATCAGGAAGCCCGTTACTCCAAGGGGCTGCCCAGTCCGCACTTCTATGTCTTCGATTGCTGGGGTATGAACAAAGCCCCGATCATGAGAGCCTTGAATGATGGCAATTACATCATCGCCATGACTCAGCTCATGTCCGCTGCCGGCAATCTGAACTGGACCGAGACCACCAACATGAAAGAATTATTTGAGAAGGCAGCCGCAGGCCGTAGTCCTTACGACAAACCGTGTGTCCAGGTAGGCGAGAACATGCTGACCTGGAAACAATATCTCACTGCCATTGAGGAGGGTACCATATGAAGATCCTGTCCCTGGACAAGACCAACACGGAAGAACTGCGCAGCATTCTGCTTCAGCAGCTCGAAGAAGAACTGAAGAACGTCGGCACCACACGTCAGATCAATATGAAATATAATGTCGCCGACTTGTTCAAGCTCAAGACTGACCAGATCAAGAAGCCCTTTGTCATCTTCAGCTACAAAGCCTGGACCAAACTGCGTGCCCTGACCATGAACTACAAGCACGAGGTTGCCTGCCATGGTGTGGTCCAGCGCAAGGACAACATCTTCACCATCACCGATGTGTTGGTCTATCCTCAGCGCACCAACAACAGCCACGTCGAATCCGATGACGACAAGTATCCCGCCTGGCTTATGGGACTGGACGACGGAACCATCAACAACCTGCGCTTCCAGTACCATTCCCACTACAACTTCGCCGTCAATCCTTCCGCCACCGATACGGAATACTATGACCGCATGGCTGCATCTGTTGAAGATTATTATATCTTCATGATCGGCAATCAAACTGGCGAGTTCACCAACAAGATCTGGGTGTATGACAAAATTCAAAACGTCATCTTCGAACCGGACGATATCTCCTGGAACATTGGCCGCATCGGTACTTTTCTGGCGGAGTCCAAGCCACTGGTGGCACCGATGCCGGTTGCTGTTGCACCGGTAACCGCACCCCCCAAACCCTATCTGCCTTACGATAAGTACAATGCACAGCCTGCCACCGGCGGATATGTCACGGACAAGCGCAGCTACTGGGAACGGCAGCGGGATGAAGAAGACGCACTCTATGCCAAACGATATGCCAATGCGCACACGCAGCAAGCTATCGATGACATGCCAAAGATCGATCGCCGCCGCAAGGAATGGAAAAACTATCCGCGAAAGGAGAAAGCCCAATGAACCTGGCAAAGCACATGGACTTCTTCGATCCCACCCAGATTCAGACACCCATTCACCTGATCGGACTGGGTGCTATCGGCAGCCACGTCGCCTGCATGCTGACTCGCCTCGGCTGTCAGCGCTTCCACCTCTACGAGTTCGATCATGTCGTGCCCCACAACCTGGCCAACCAGGTATACAACGACGCCGACATCAATCGCCCCAAGTTGGAAGTCACCATCGAAAAGATGCTGGCCATCAACCCTGGGCTGAACATCATCGCCCATCCCGAAGGATACAAGACCCAGCGCCTGAGCGGGTTTGTCTTCCTCTGCGCCGACAGTATTGAACTGCGTCGTCAGATTGTCGAAGCCAATCTGTACAACGAATACATTCTGGCCATGGCAGACTGGCGCATGCGCCTGGCTGATGCCCAGCATTACTTGGCTGACTGGTCCAACGAGAAAGAAAAGGCGGACTTCCTCGGCAGCATGCAGTTCAGCAGTGCCGAAGCCAAAGCCGCTACCCCTGTCTCAGCCTGCGGCACCGCCATGTCCATTATCCCCACGGTTTGGACTATCACTGCCATGGGTATCGCCAACTTCATCAACCTGGTGAAGGGTGAACCTCATCGCAAGGTGATCCTGATCGACTCCTTCGTCCCGGATATCATGCCTATGTGACCCTAATCCCCAGCGGATTATTTCCAACAGGAAAGGCTGTCCTGCAGCAGGGCAGTACCCACCAACAAAGACGACGGAGGCAGGCACCTGCAGCTCGCAGTTCACGCGCGGACAGGCAAAACGCAAAACATTCCACGCCGTTGTCACAAAACATAAAACATCCGACCCAGATTACCGGCGCAACACCCGCGGCAGAGGCCAAACACAGAAGGCCCTGAAGGCTGGAGTCGCTTGAGTAGGGCTCTCGGGATAAGCAGGCTGGAGGATATCATGTACTACCAAACTTTTCCTGTCAACAAACTGCATGCCAAACCGGCGCTTCCGGAATTTGCGCAGCTGCTGCAGCAACTGTACCAGCTGCCGCATCCGGAGGCACACTTACCAGGAACCCAGGTGTTTACCCAAACCCTGACACGGGAACGGCCCAACTTGCCGGCCGTTCCCTATTCCTGGTTCATCAGAATCCATGAGTGCCTGTCTGCCTGGGCCGCTCAGCCCTGCCCCATGGACTACATCCACTTTCAGATCCCAAAGAAATCCGGGGGCATACGGGAACTGCAGGCACCCAATGCCCAGCTCAAAGAAAGACAAAAGACCCTGCTCAAGAACCTGATGTATGACGGACGCCCCTGGCCCTACGTCTACATGCACAACGCTGCCTTTGCCTATATCCCAGGACGCAGCGCCAAGCATGCGATGCAGGTACATCAAGCCAACAACAGCCGATGGTTTCTGAAACTGGACATTAAAGATTTCTTCCCTTCCTGTTCCGCCGAGTTCCTGCGGGACCAGATGGAACGGGTCATGCCACTGGCTTGCCTGCTGCCCATGCACAAAGAAGCCATTGTTAATCTCTGTACGTACCGGGGCGCATTACCGCAGGGGTCACCCATGTCTCCGTTCCTCAGCAACCTGGTGATGATCCCCTTTGACAAAGCCCTGACCGACGTCTGTTATAAGCTCGTCAAGCACAAGCTGGTTTATACCCGGTACGCAGATGACATCCTGATTTCCTGTACCGAACATTTCAACTGGGAGGTTGTCGTCAATGAAGTAGATCGCATCCTGCAAAGCCTTACTCCGTTCCATCTGAAGCGGGAGAAGACCCGCTATGGCTCCAGTGCTGGACGCAACTGGAACCTGGGCATCATGCTCAACAAGGACAATGAACTGACCATCGGTCATGCCCGCAAAGAAACCCTCCGTGTTTCCCTTTACAAGTTTTTCCAGGATTACCAACAGGGAAAACCCTGGTCCGTCCCGGAAGCCCAGTCCCTGCAAGGGGAACTGGCTTACTTTCAATACATCGAACCCCATCGCTGCGGACAGATGATCCGCAAGATGGAACTGCGTTTCAATCTGCGCTGGTCTGTTATAATCAAAGCAGTCCTGAACCCATAGGCATACTTGGATATCCGCAAGGATGTCTCCCGTAACGGGGGACAATACCAAAATGAAAGGCGTCGCAGTATCGTTCACTTATACCTGGATCTGAGGAGACCTCAGATCCAGGTAACCGTGAACGATACTGCTCCGACGGCATAGAAGTATGCGACCACAGATTATTCAAGCCCGATTGATCCGAGTCAGTTTCAACGTCCTGCTCTGTCGCCTGTTCCAGCAGTACACCCAGCCGGTCCATGCCATGCGCTGGCTGGCTGCCTGCTGTGACCTGTTCAATCTGGACCGCATCCGGTTCGAACAGATCATGGTCATGGAACTGCAGCACAACTGGGATCTGCGCAAGCTGCAGATAGACATGGCCAACTTGCTTCAGGAAGCAGGTTCACCTAAAATGGATATAGTTGAAACGACCCAGCTCCCGGTGTCCACCGCCTACCGGGTCCTGAAAGAAACTCCGAACTTCTGGTACATCCCGCCGTATGATCGAGTGGACGACCAGGAACTGATCCGCCGTTTTGTTCTGGAGTTTCAAAAACTGAGGAGTCTGATATGATTGAACTGCCCAACGAATCTGCCAAGATCCAGCTCATGCGCGAACTCTATCAGGAAATGGAACCCGACTGCTTCTACAAGAACCATTACGAATTGGCCAAGCTAACCCACAGCCAGGGCATTACCGCCGCAGACTGGAAGGAATTCCTTACGATCCCCAGCGTGTCCGAGTATGTGGAACAGGAACTCACCATGCTGATCCGTGCTGAACAGCGGGCCCTGTTCAAAGACATCAGCAAGAACTCCCGTTCCGTGGGCTTGGCCCAGATGATCAACGCCCTGCAGAAAACAGTTGATGGCAACGCCACCAAGACCGGACCAATCTTTATCTACACGTACGTTCCTGTCAATGAGCAAGAACAGCATGCTGAGAATGTGCGGAAGCTGGATACTGATCCGTTCCGGGTGCGCAATGAGTAGCTGGTGCAAAGACTGCAGCTTCCTCAAGATCCGTTGCGATGTCCGCAACTGTACGAAGTGCCCCTGCTATCACCCCTATCAGTCTCCCCGCTGCGCCCGAGGCACCGGATGTCTGAGTCATAATGGAAAGGAAGGTGCCATTGCATGGATCAACTGCGTCCCTATCAAGAAGCCGATGCCCAGTTCTTAGCCGCCCGAGATCGTGCGGCTTTATTTAATGAGCAGCGCACCGGTAAAACCCCGACCGTCCTCAGAGCCTTGCAGCTAAAAGGATGCCGCAAGGTCCTGATTGTCTGCCCGGCTTCCGTCATGGTGCAGTGGTCTGACGAATACAGCCGCTGGCTTCAACAACCCTGCCTGGTCTGTGCCGGCACTCGTGCTCATCGACGCCGAGTGATCCAAAGCTGGACCCACGGCATGGTCATTAGCTATGACACCCTGCGTGGCCAGGTCATCAACACTCCAGACCTGGATGAAATCCTGCAAGCCCACGCCGATGCCCTGGTCATGGATGAGGCACACCGCATTCGCAACCGGAAGACCCGCACGACCAGCTCGATCTTTCGTCTGACTCAGATCCCTGTGCGCTATCTGCTAACCGGTACACCCGTTCTGAACCGGGCACATGAGATCTGGCCGCTGCTCCATGTGATGTATCCGCATACGTTCAAGTCCTACTGGCCATTCATCAATCAATATTTTTATACATACAAGGAAATGAACAAGGCTGGCGGTACGTATATTGACATCGGCGCTGCCAAACCCGAAGGAGAAGCTATGTTGCAGAAGGTCTTGCCTCGCATCAGCATGATGCGTAAACGTCAGGATGTCATGACGTGGTTACCAGACAAGGAATATATTTCCATTGGATTGGAACCGAATACTCAGCAGCAAAAGTATCTTGACGAACTGGAGACAATCTGGGAGACTGAGCATATCATCACGATCGGCGTGCTCGATCGGCTGATTCGATACAGACAGATTTGTCTTGATCCGTTGCTTCTGGATTTGGAAGGGGGCTCACCAAAAACAGAATGGCTGCTTCAGTATCTCCAGGATTATCCGGACCGTCCGCTGCTGGTGTTCTCCAAGTTCACCAGCTATTTGCTGCGTCTGTCCGGCCTGCTCGATCATATCGATCACGCTCTTATAATAGGCGCCACCGAGGTGCGGCGCCGTAAGGAAGCCAGTCAGCTGTTCCAGTCCGGCAAGATCAACTTGCTGCTGTTGAACATCGATGCTGGCAAGGAAGGCTTGACCCTGGATCGAGCTGAGGCTGTGGTCTTTATGGACCGCTACCCTCCAGTCGGTGACCTGGCTCAGGCCGAAGACCGCTTCGTCGCCACGACTGAAGCCCGTGCCACCAAGGACCATCTCGTCTACTTCCTGTATCTGAAGGGGACTTATGACGAGGAGATCAATCAGTTGATAGCGGACCGGGTAACCGAGACCGATGTCATAAATAACTATCAGCGTTATATGGAAAGGAGGAAAGCCAATGGCAATCGCCGCAAAGTTTAGGAAAGCGCAACGCCAGAAATGCAAAGCCAGTGTCCTCATCGAGGGACTGTCAGGCCGGGGAAAAACCGGCCTTGCTTTGGCCATGGCCTATGGACTGGTACCGGACTGGGACAAGATCGCCGCCGTGGACACAGAGAACCGCAGCATGCCCCTGTACATCGGGGTCAAGCTGCACACCGGACACAAGGTCGGTGCCTTCAACGTCGGAGACCTGACAGCAGACGACGGCTACAAGCCCAGCCACTATGCCGCCTATCGGGATGAAGCAATCCGTCAGGGATTCGAAGCCCTGATCTGCGACAGCATCAGCCACATGTGGCAGTACAAGGGAGGCATCCTGGATATGGTCACCGAGATCCAGCGCCAGGGCGGAACCGGGATCAACAAGTACACTGCCTGGGGCCTGCCGGAAATCGTGGCGGAGAAGAACATGATCATGTCCCTGATCCGTCATCCGAAGCTGCACTGCATCAACACCGTGCGGGTCAAGGAGAAGATGGAATTTATCACCGGCACCGACGGCAAGCAGGATCTCAAGTCTCTGGGTGAACAACAGATAGTCATGCCCGACCTGAAGTATGAGCCGGACCTCGTGCTCAGCATGCAGGAACCGGGCTCCGACAAAGGCAAGGCACCCCGAGTCAAGGTCATCAAATCCCGGTACGCTCCGTTTGTCGTCGATGAAATCTACGACATGACCGCCGCCATGGTGGAACAGCTGCGCCTATTCCTGGAAGAAGGAACCAGCCCGGAAGAACTGATGGAGATGCAGCGCCAGGATTACATTACGGCAGCGACCGAACATCTTGACGCCAATCCCAATCAGCGCCCGGTCTGGAACATTCTCAAGGAACGCGCCAACGTCAAGGACGTGGCCATGAAGGATCTGCCGCTCGACAAGATCAAGCTCTTGTTCGGGCAACTTGTGAACTGAGGAACTGCCCATGTGCGAGGGACATTGCCAAGACCTACAGAAAGAACTGGAGCAGGTGAAAGATCAGCTTCGGTCCATTTCCGAACTGGCTTCGCAACAGGAACAGACGATCCAGAAGATGCACGGCCAGCTCTCAACCTTGCAGATGTACTATCAGCATGTGCTGCAAAATACAGCTGAACTGCTGAGCAATCTGCAAAAGATGTTATACATTCATATGGGAAAGGTGGACTAACCATGAGCCCAATCAATTTCCAGGAACTGCCCAAAGAGGGCGGAAGCGAAGTCGTGAAGCCAGGCTACTACCTGGCACAGATCACCAAAGCCGAGATGCGCACCCCAAATAACGGCGGCAAGGCGTATCTCAGTCTCACCTACGACCTGATCAATGGCAGCGGCCAGAAGGTCGGGTCGATCCGGGACGGACAGTTCGATTCCCAGACCAACGCCCTGCGCTATAAGCTGCGCCGCTTCATGGAAGCACACGGCTTGCAGACAATGGTCACCTTTGAACTGGCCGACCTGCCCAAGCTCGTGCTCAACCGCAGCATGGTGGTTGACATCGAGAACGCACCGGACAGCCGGGACAAAGGCAAACCTCTTGCCGAGCAGCGCATGCAGGCCCAGCCCAAGATCTTCGGTTCGGAGATCTACTGGCCTGCCGGTGAATTCCAGAAGCTCTTGCAGGAAAGCGGACAGACCCCGGAAAAGGTCATGGACCCTGAAGACTTCCCGTTCGATGCTGCCGACGGAGAAGTTCCGGCGGCTCCTGCCAAGAATCAATACTGATGTCCTTCTTCCAGTATTACTTCCAGATCGCAGGTGACGGGAAAGAGACAGCGGTGTGCTGTCCCTTCCCGCATACTGCGCCTGGTTCGCAGGTACCGTATTATGAGCAGCACCCCTCCGCGCACATCAATGTAACCGAAGGGTTATTTCATTGCAAAGCCTGCGGCAAAGGATACAATGAAGTTTCGTTCATCAGTGCAATCCTGGGCTGCAGCATTGGCACGGCCATGAAGCTGACTCAGATCTACCAGACCTCTGAAGACCAGACGGAATGGGAGCAACTGGAAGCCCGACAGAAATCATTTGAATTACTGGCGCCCTTCCAGGTTTCGCCCCGTGTTCTGGAAGAACTGCTGGTACGCGACACGCCCGATGGCTACGCTGGCTTTCCGGTCCTGATGTTCGGGAAACTCCTGGACATCAGGGCCTATCAGCCTGGCGGCAAACCGAAGGTTAAGTCCCGGCGTGGCGCAACCAGCGGCTGGATACTGCCCTATGATCTCTGGCGCATGACAGCCAAGCAGCGCACCACCTTGATCTGCGCCGGAGAGAAAGACATGACCGTTGCCCGCAGCCATGGATTCAATGCGATCACCATTACCGGCGGTGAAGCGACCCTGCCCCTGCTGACCCGTGAGTTCACAGGCCGAAAGGTTGCCATCTGCTATGACAATGACAGCGCCGGAAAGAGCGGCGCCATCCGATTGGCCAATCTCCTGCGCCCAATCTGTGAATCCGTCAAGAACTGTACGGGATTCCATGAGGTGTGCAAGGAAACCGGCGAGGACATCACCGACTTCTTCGTCAAGTACCGCAAGACGAAACAGGATCTGATCCAGTATCTGGAACAAACTCCGGAGTATGTGTGCCTGGAACCGGACGGCACTGCCCGATATCCGCTGATGGATCTGCATCAGGCCAGCAAACCCCAGTATGTCGGGCGCATGGTGCGCTCCAACATTCAGGTGGTGGCCACATCCGAAGCATCCTACCTGACTCCGTCTGCCCTGATCGGCGAGAAGTACCGGGTATCCACGGATCAGGACGACACCATGACATTGAACAGCATCCGGGAGTGGACCCTATGCGAAGACACCGTGCAGGACATTCTGCATCTGATGGACAACAACTTCACGGAAGCGGACCTGGCGAAGAACTATCGAACAGTCCTGAAGATTCCCCAGAAAGAGAAGTACATCAAGATCAAGATGCCATTCAAGAACACGGTGTACAAAGCCTACGTCACCGACATGTTCGAGACATCCTCCGGCGATGTGGTTCCCATGGAGTACACGGCGTACACCATCGGGCACAAACTGGAGTCCGGCAAGAAATACCTGGCAACGTACAAGCTGGTCCCGCACCCGTACAAGGGCCAGCAGCTGACGATGCTGATCATGGATCTGGTTCAGGCCAATGATTCAGTCAGCAATTTCCAGGTCACACCGGAAGTGATCGAACATCTGAAGGTAATTCAGGAAACACCCGGCGCCTGCGCCGAGAAGATCGAGACCATCGTCGAGAAGTTCAAGGCCGTTCTGGGATACAACGGCAACAACACCCTGATCAAAACCATGGACCTGGCCTACCATACCGTACTGGAATTCCACTTCGGTACCCAGCAGAATATCCGGGGCTACCTGGATACGCTGGTCATCAGTGAATCCCGGATCGGTAAGTCCAGTACAGCCGAAGCCATGCGGCGCACCTACTTGTTGGGTACGATCGTATCTCTGGCAGGGAATGCGGCAACCATCCCCGGCCTTGTAGGAGGGAGCAATAAAGTTGGAGGAACATATCAGACCCGAGCTGGCATTATCCCACAAAATCACCGTGGACTTATTATCTTTGAAGAACTTGCTAAGTCAAGTGGAGACGTTATCAAGGAACTTACAGACATTAGAAGTTCAAATGAGGTCCGAATTACCCGCGTCTCTGGTACGCTTAATCTCCCAGCCACCGTTCGCATGCTTGCCCTTACCAACGTACGAACCAGCGATGGCCTCATTAAACCGATTGCGAGCTACCCTAACGGAGTTAGTATACTTACTGAACTTGTTGGGACTGCAGAGGACATTGCAAGATACGATCTCATCTGTCTGCTTGGAGACCGAGGTACTGGGGATATTGACCCCTTTTGGCGACCCCAACCAGCTTACGCTGCTGAAGTTTACCGTACCCGAATCCGGTGGATCTGGTCTCGAACTGCCACACAAGTAGTCATTGATCCTACCGTCGGGCGCTACATTGTCAGCAAAGCCAATGAACTGAACCGCAAGTATGACTGCCATATAAAGATATTCGGAACGGAAGCCTGGAAAAAACTGGCGCGTCTCTCGATCGCCGTGGCAGGATACGTTGTGTCAACCGATGACACCTATCAGAATATCGTGGTATTGCAGGAACATGTGGACTATGCGGTGCAGCTGTTCATTCAGCTTTATGACAACGGGACATTCAAGCTCAAGGAATATGTGGACTATGAACGCATGTATTCCGAGATTGACACCGATGGGGTCAAGCTGCTGCAGGATCTGTACATCAAGTGTCCGGCGCTGCTGATCCATCTGGAACGAGCAATCTCTACCAGCAAGAATTCGCTTCAAGCCGCAACCGGTCTGAACAATGACGACTACTCGGCCAACATGAGCCGACTGGTTGGTGGGATGTTTGTGCGCTTCAGCAAGTACGACATCGTACCCACCGAACGGTTCCGGCTGGGCATGGGCATGATCGACCGGGAAGGCGCCCGAGTCAGAAGACTGGGAGAACGCGTATAAAAATCGAGGGGAATTGTTCCCCCAAAGGAGAGGTAAAAAATGAGCAATATTTCAAACGCTTCATGGACCGCTGATGACCTGAAAAGAATTAAAGCAAAAATGACTTTGTTCACGATGGTAAAGGGCGAGGGTGATGCGGTATTTACGTTTGATGATTTCTATGCGATAGACGAGTTGCTTGAAAAAGAGATTATGAAGCGAAAGCACACTAACCAATGCTTGTTTTGTGTATGGGGATGTATGGCTGAATGTCCTGTAAATCCAGACGTTGTATTTGGTGAGGGTGTTGGCAACGACAATGTGATCGCCTGTCACAACTACGTCAACAAAGAAGCCTATGACAAATATCAGAACCGAAAACAGAACTCAGACAGCATACCCATTCAAGACATAGAGTCGGTTGGATATTACATTCACAACAATCACGAAAGTAAAAACCGATGGGAAGCAATACAGGCTTGGAATCGGATTTGTACCGCGATTGATGGACAAATCAAAAGAAGTGCCGAGTAAACAATTGAGGGGAATTGTTGGTTATGGAGATAAATATTGACTGTCTAAACAAGGCGTGGAAAGAGGTCAGCGTGCATTATGAATTGCCACTGGATGTGCGAACAACCTTGATTGCCCTGTGTCGGGACAAGATAAATCAAGAGCAGGTTATAAACACGTCAATAGATTGGAAAATAAGCGGTCTTCGCAACTTGGAAATTCAAGTTTTTGAATATTACGAGAATGGCAAGCCAATTACAGAAGAACTATTGTCCGACATCTCGGTCGCGATATCGTTGGCATGGAGGGGAATTGGAAACGGGGGGAAATAGCATGGTTTGTAAGCAATGCGACGGCGAAATGAAGTGCTACGACGATGTGAGAACCGATATTGTCTCCATTGACTGGTATAAATGCGAAAAGTGCGGCGCAAGGGCAGAGGTTTCTTACAAGATTGAATATATTTATCACCTCGACAAGGTGAGATATCTTGGGGCATAATCGACGCGAATTATAACTAATAGAAAGGAAGGTTGCTATGAAATTTCATTGGCGGACCGAACAGATCCGTACCAACGAAGACGCCCGTGAAATGATGCGCATCTTCCGGGAAGTCAAGCCGCGCATCTGCTGCCTGGACACGGAGACCGACGGACTGCACATCATCCACAGCAAACCCTTCCTGGTTCAGTGGGGATTTGTGGATGAACAGAACTGGAACGGATACAGTTATGCTGTTGATTTGGAACGGCAGCCTGAATTGGGTTACCAGGTTCTGATCGCCTGGACCAAGGTATCGGCTACGGTTGAGCGGCTAATTGGGCACAACCTGAAGTTCGACCTGCATATGCTACGCAACATCGGGTTCGATTACCGAACGGAGAACGTCAGCGACACCATGTTCTACATACGGTACGGACATGACGCCGTGCAGGAGGACAAAGGCGGGCCGCCACTCAAGCTGAAAGAATACGCTGCCCGATACATTACACCCAATGCCCGCTTTCATGAACAGGCCCTCGATCAGGAGCGAACCCAGATCGCCAAGGAACTCAATGACCGGTTGTTCAAAGTATACTTGAAAGGACTACGCCGCAAGGATCTGGAGCCCTTCTTCAAGGACCACTGCAACGACCCGGAAGAACTGCCTGCCAAACAGTCTACAGCCTATGCTGCCTGGGTGCAGCAGTTGCCTGCCTGGATCAAGGGACGATTTACCAATCTGATCGAAAGTGAAGACATCCCCTATACTGTACTCAATCGGGAACAGGTTATCCGCTATGCCCTGCAGGATATTGTCCTGACCCTGGAAGTGTTCTATCTGTTGGAGCCGGTAGTCCTGAAGCGGGAGAACATGCTCGCCGTCGAGTACGAAAACAAACTGATCTATCCACTGGTAGATATGGAACGTGTCGGATTTGAAACCGACCGCCAGTATTTGCTGGACACTAAAGCACGGATGAAACAATACATCCGCGAGAGGAGACGGGAACTACATGCCCTTGCAAAGGTATCGGTCACAATCAACCAGCATGAGCTTATCCGAGAACTGCTCGGTACTCAATTTGGCATCGTTTGCGGCACTACCAAATCTGAAGAACTTACCCGCCTGGAAAGCGATCTTAGACACACCGGAAAAAATCCTGACGCAGCAAATTTTATTAGCCTTGTTCAGGAACTGCGGACATTGGAAAAATGGTACAGTACGTATATTCTCCGATTCCTCCGGAATCTTCAAGGTACTGATCGCCTTTACACAACTATCAATTCTGTCGGGACTATTTCTGGACGGGTTACCTCAGACTTCCAACAGTTCCCCAAAGATCCAATCGAGGACAACCAGGGACGGGAGCTATTTAATCCACGTCGAATGGTCAAGGTAAGTGGAGGAGATTATGACGGGCTGGTCTACCTGGACTACAGCCAGATTGAATTGCGTGTCCAGGCAATGTACACGATTTTGGTTGGGCATCCTGAACCAAATCTCTGCCGGGCTTATATGCCTTTCGAATGTGTGGACGCAGATGGGTTTGAATTTAATTACCATCGACCTGAAGAACTCAGGCAATGGAACAAACCTGGATGGTTCCTCAAGGAAAAGCGTGATGTCCCTTGGACGCCAGTGGATATTCATGGGGCTACTGCGTGTTATGCTTTTGACATTACACCTGAAGATCCGCATTTCAAGAAATATCGCAGCATGGGAAAGCGGATCAACTTCTCCAAGAACTATGGCGCACAGAAGAAACGCATCCGGGAAATGTTCCCGGAGTATGACGAAGCCAAGATCGAAAAGATAAACGACGCCTATTACAAGGCGTTCCCTGGTGTCAAGGCGTACCATGACTACTGCTATCGCTTGTCACGGGCTTCGTCCTATGCCGTCAATCTGTTTGGCGTCCGTTATTACAATGTACCCGGACACAACCTGATCAACATCCTGATTCAGGGAACAAGCGCCTTCTTCCTGAAGTGGAAGATCCGGCAACTTTGGGAATACAGCCAGGCCCATCACATACAGTCCCGTTTGCAGATGCAGATCCATGATGAACTGAGCTGGGAGAAACATCATGACGAGGCCGATGTTTTCTTTGAGTTCAAAGCGATCATGGAAGAATGGCCCGACACACTGGTCCCGATTGTGGCGGAGATGGAAGCATCCCGTACAACCTGGGCCGACAAGAAGCCTGTCCACGGCGTCGAAGATTTGAGGTGATGGCTGTGGCAAGACCTACCAAACCGCATGTGGTGCAGGTCTATCTAACTCAGGAAGAACATGAATTCCTGAAGACCTGCGCCAGGCAGCTGAACAAAACCCAGGCACAGGCGCTGCTTCACCTGGCCGAATTCTATGCCCGCTTCGAGGAATACAAACGGCCAGCGCCCGAGCCGCGCATCATTCTGCAGGGGATCAACTTCAGCAGCACACCGCTGCAAGACTGCGAGGAATACTAATGAAGAATGTGGTGCTCGCCCTGGACCCGTCCGGTGCGTACAACGAGGGCAAGGGCACGACCGGCTGGTGTCTGATGAACACCAAGACCAAGGAGGTTATTCGCAAAGGCGCTTTGTACGCAAAAGAATATCACACAGATATTGATTATTGGAAAGCCCATCTCGATCTGGTTAGACGTTATGAAGGGGAGTACCCCATGCAGATGGCGGTGGTCATAGAAGACTATCTACTGTACGCGGAGAAAGCGGATAGCCAGATCAATTCTCGGTTCGAAACCAGCCAGCTGATTGGTGTTCTGAAATACTGGTGTACCGATAAGGGTATCCCAGTTTACATGCAGACAGCTGGCGAGGTCAAGAATCGCTGGGCAAATCCAGTCCTGCAGGGCAAAGGCATCATCGCCCTGAAAGGCCGAACCTATGAACTCTGTTGCCTGCGCAAGCATATCAATCGCCATGAACTGGACGCGCTGCGCCATGCGCTGCACTTCAGTTATTTCTATAATGTATAGGTGACTTATGACTGAATCAGTTGTCAAGATTTATGAACTACTCGAACAAACCCTGACAGTGGAATGCCCCAACGCCACCAGCCTCAGCGAAGAAGAGTTCGCCATGATCCGGCGCAACGGCATTGGAGCTTCCGACATGTCCGCCGTACTGGAAACCATGGATAAGTTCCGCACACGGGACGATATCCTCAGCAACAAGCTGGCCAAGGAGTGGACACAGGAAGAACAGGAAGTGGGACTCAAGGTCAACGTCCGAAAGGGCAAGGATCTGGAACCCCTGATCCTGGATAAGGCCGGCAAACTGCTGGGCGTCCCGCTGCTGAAACCACCGGAGATGTTCCGGCTGGTGCTGTATCCATGGCTGACCGTCAACTTCGACGGCCTGTACCTGGATGAAGCCGGAGTTGTGATCCCTGTGGAAGCCAAGTTCACCAGCACCTATGCCGACAAATACTGGAATTATACGGACTTCAAACCAAATGCCGTATACCCCAGAACCTGTACCTTCCTGGAATACTGCGAAGCCTGGGCCAAACACCTGGGCGTTCCCCCGTATTACCTGGTCCAGGTTCAAGTCCAGATGCTGGCGACCAATGCCCCATACGGGCACATTGTTTCTTTGCGGGACAAGGACTGGACTGTATACGCGTTCCGGATTCCCCGTGACGAACGCATCATCGACGAGATCATCGTGCAAAGCAGCCGCCTCTGGAATCAGATTCAGAAGCTGAAAGGAGTATAGCATGAGAGCCATCTTAACTGCGAACATCAACAAACTCGTCAAGGTTTACCTGCGGAATGGCCTAAACTTCACAGGCCGGGTCATCAACACCCAGACCGAATCCGTCGCCCTGGAGACACGCTATTCCAAGATCTATATCAAGCTGGGCGAGATCGCCGTCATCTCCACGGACATCGTGGAACGGGATGACCCGCCGCCGCGCAATCCGTACCATCCGGCCAATCAGGGTTATCGAAGATAACGCCAGTCCGCTCTTAGCTTCGCCGCCAGGTTCTTCGCCGTCACCGGCACCAGCCTGGCCGCGAACTTGCTCCTGCCTGTACCGGTGTAGAGTCGCCGGTACAGGGCAGGCCGGACATTGCGGAACCCGTTGTTCGGATTCGGCAGGCGCAGGGTACCGCCCCGTGCCGCCGCGATGATGCGGGAAGCCACATAAGGATCATAGCGTACCGGATAGGTCTTGCGTGCATAGACCTTCCGGGCGCTCTTTTGTTTTTTCGGGTAGTATTTGCGCGGGTAGGGCATGTATGCTTTTTTAGAATAGGACTTGCGCACGTATGCCTCGATCACAGAGAGGTCCTTTAGCGGCTTGGCCCCTTTGGCAATCGCCGCGTCATACTTCTCCTTGCTGTGCGTCATGTAGATCCGACCGGTTGCCGAGTATCCGAAGTAATAGTTGCGTTGCATGCCGCCGAAGATCGAAGGCAGCAAGGCCGGGAACAGCTGTCCTGTTCGGGCGTAGGTCTTCTGGATGCTGCCCATATTCTTTTCAGTCGGGTCCCACCAGGCTTTCTGGATGACTGGACCCAGCATGGGCAAGTTGGTCAGCAGCAAACGGGACAGGTCCACAGGCCGGTCGGAACTGGCCGCCTCGAAGATTTCCAGCGGCACCTTGATATAGAACGACAGCCGGCTCTTGGCTTCTTCCGGGTCCGTCAATAAACGGATAGCGTCCATGATAGACGGACTTAGCTTCATCGTCAGATTGTTCGGGAAGACGATGTTGCCAGCCAGAATGTTGTATTGCAGTGATTGGTTCTCGTTCATCTCCCGGTTGCTGTAGTCATCGAAGTTCCAGATCGGGGTGTAGATATCCCGGAACAGAGCGCCCACCCAGCCGTACCGGCCCAGGGCGTCGAGCCAGAACAGTGTGTTGTGCTCGGTGAATCCGACAAACGGAATCACATACTCCGCCATCATGCGGGGCCGGTCCTTGACACTGTAATCGAAGTGATGCGCCAGCACAGCCTGCATCGCTTCGTCCACCGTGCGCCCTTCCATGATTGACCAGGTGTAGCCCGACAGACGGAAGATCTGTTCGAGCATGCTGTTCTCGGACAGGACGAACTTGGTCCAGGGGTTGTTCACCAGCTTCTGCACCAGGTCATCCTTGGGTTGGGCCTTGCCGCGCACCGTCTGGTGCTGCTTCCATTTCTCCAGCAGCATGTCTTCCTGCAGTTTGGACAAACCTGCCGACGGACCCTGCTCGATGAAGTCGTGCATCATCTGGAACAGCTCGATGCTGATCGGACGATTCGGGTTGGCTTCATACAATTCCTCAAGGGTCTTCAGAGAGAACAGGTGATGCTTGTTCTTTTCCAACACTTCTTTCATGATGTCGTTGTAGTGCTTGTAATGCACGCCCGTCTGTAGGGTATGCAGCAGCATCTTGCCGCTCTCCCAGGGATTCCCGGTGAGGATGACGTTCTTGACAAAACTGTCGAGGATGTTGCGCATGACAAATCCGATTGTGCTCAGGTAGCCCGCCTTGGTTGGTCCGATGATGTAACGGTTCATGAACTTGGCAAAGCCTGAACCAAACCGGAAATCGTTGATCTTCTTGTACGCCTGGAGAAAGGCACCGACCGGCAGGATGGACGCGCCCAGCTTCTGCCGGGCCAGCGTGATGTCCGCCACGGTACGCGGGCGCAGATCCCGGACAACTATGCCAAACTTGTCATCTTTAATCAATGCAGCCAGCCGTAACTGGCTGTTGCTGCGGAGCATCTGCAGGATCTCTGCGTCCGTGAAGTCCTGGTAGAGTTCTCCGGTCAGCTGATGGCGGGTGTCGAAGAACAAGTGGATGGCCTTGGTCCGGGCGTCCAGCAGCGACACCATGTTCTGGGCTGTGTTTGTGTAGCTCTTGAGCGGGTTGCCGGATACATACGGCATCAGATCCCGGCGATAGCCTGGCAATCCAATGTTCGTCCGGTTGAAATTGATCGGCGTCTCGAACCGCAGAGCCTCCTTGAACCGGTCCACCGGAATGAACTGGTTGCGAATAAACGCCGGTGCCGCCGCATCAATATCCGCCAGACTTTCTTCCGTTATCATATCCCCAAGGGTGCCCTGAGAGCGGTTGTGCGAAATGTCTGCCAGCTTCTGCTTCATCTCCTCCAGCGACTGGCGCACCTCCTGGGCAAGCTCAAAGGTGTCCTGGCGTAAAGGCACGTAGTCCACATAATGCTTGGCGTACCGATCGACAAACGTATCCGCCCGCCACATGTCCAGGTCCTGCTGGGTAAAGCCCTTGACTAATGCCTCATCGTTGTCCAGCCATAGCCAAAGCCGTTCTGCCGCAGCGTCAAAATGGACTCGGATGTGGTGCGAAGCGAGGGTGCTTTGCTGGTCGAGGAAGTGTTTGCGCACAGCCCGGAGCAGGGCTTGCGTATCGTCTGCCCCATTATCCGGCACGGCGAACGTAATCCGTCCGAAGGACAGCCACAAGCGTTCCTGCAGATCCTGTGGGGACAGCCGGGTCAGGTGCTCCAGCTCGGCCATGGCATAGCGGTCATTGTAGCGCAGCAGATTGTTCTGAATGTCCAGGGCCGTGTCCGAATTGCCTGTGATCTTGCGCTCGATCCGCAGCCAGGCTTTGCGGAAGGTTTCCAGCACGCTGTCCTGAAGCTGCACACTGACGCTGTTCAACTCGTTGCGCGTCTTGGCCACGGCCAGGCGCAGCTGAACCTGATCCAGATCCTTAATGATCTGTTGAATCTCGCTGTTGAATCCGCTCCCGGAGGCGAAGACTTTGCTCTCGTGCAGGTTCCAGAACGTATCTGTGTACGGGATCTCAGTCAGCGGATTGCCGCTGTCGAACAGGCGCATGGTGCGGGTATTGCGCATTAGCTCATAGGCATCGGCCAGTTGGCTGTTGGACAGAACTTCCTGCAGCTGCTTGAACTCCGGAACACGGGCGTGGGCATTGGCCAGGCGCTGAGCCTCGACGTACAGCTTGCGGGCCACGGCATAGCGGTCCGCCGTGCCGGTGGTCGCCAAGGGCGCCAGCTCCAGATGCTTGGGCATCGGCTGGTTGATCGCCACGTATTGCGCCTTCAACCATTTGTGAATCTGGGCGCTGATCTCGGCGTTGGCTTCGTAATTCTGCCCTGCCAAATCCATGCGCCGGACCGCTTCCGATGTCCGGGCCACACTCTTGCTGAAGTTGTAGAACCCGTTCATCTGCTTGCGGGTGTAGTTCCCGGTCAGTTCCCCGTAGAGTTCCTTGACCGGCTGGGTGCTGATCCCCTCGGTGCGCAGGGCCAGCGGCATGAACTCGCCCGCCCCTTCAGCCAGGAGCTGGACGACATTGGTCGCGTTGCCGAAGGACAGCACCTCGCCATTGACATCCAGCAGTTCCTTGGTGATCGGATTCACGATGAACCCGTATCCGGCCAGGTCACTGTTCTGGCGGCGGATCGCCCGCAGCTTGTCCCAGATGTCTGCCTGTACGGTGGCCAGCTCCATGCGCAGCATGACGACCTCCGAACTGCGCGTGTCCTTGAGCATCTGGTCCAGCTGTTTGGCCGGGGTGGCCAAGTCGCCGTCGATCGTGTTGATGAACTTCTGGTGGTAGACATCGCTGTACGGATTGTTGCCCTTAGCTTCCAGGTAGATGCGCAGATCCCGAGCCAGAGCGGTGCGCTGTTCGGCGCTGAGCTGCACGCCTCCGTGCTTGATCCGCATGTCGCTAAGTGTGTCGCCTGTGGCAAAGTTGCGGAACTGGCGCTGGGTCCGGTTCTCGATCTCGTTGCCGATCTCGCGCATCCGGCTCAGCATCAGGCGATTGTCGAAGGCGTCGCCGTTGTAGGCCATCAGCTTGATCGGCTTGCCGGTCTTCTCCTCAATCTGGTGCATGCCCTCCATGAACTTGACAAGCGTGTCATGTTCCGTCAGGGCTTCCGGATTGTTGATATGGGTCCGGGTGTAGATGTCCCGCGCTTTCTGCACATCCTGATCGAATAGCTTCTGCAGCAGGGTGTCGTCGGGATAGACGCCCGGCTGGGCCTTGACGGAGATCACGCCGGACTTTCCGTCCGTGGTGCGCCAGGCGATCTGCAACAGCTGGTCCCGTCCGACTACCTTGCCTGTGGTCTCCACGTCGTAGAACACATGTGTATAAGCCGGGTCCAGTTCGATGTGCCCCAGGAAGCGGGGGTCTTCGTACAGGAACATGGTGCGCAGCACGTCGGCCTGGGCGTCATGCGCATCCAGCGTGCCTGTGTAGCCTGTGCGCTGGGCGTACGCCCGGAAGGCCGCGTCGTCGATCGGCACCAGTTCCTCCAGCTTGAGCCGGGTGCGCACGCTGACGGAAGACAGCTGCTCCTGCAGCTTGGCGATGACTTCGCTGATGTAGTATTCCTTGTGCGCCCACAGCTTGTCGAGGTCGCGCATCTTGTAGGTCTGGATCGTGTCGAGGATGTTGGCCTTCAGCGGGGCCAGCACCGGGTCGCTGACGATCCGGTCCAGCAGCTGGCGGAAGGTCTGATGGCTGTACGCCACGGACTGGATCGTGGTCACCAGCTCCTCGTACTCCGGGATGGACTTGAGCTGGAGCAGCGTGGCCCCGGTATCCTTGGCCATCAGTACCCGGTTGATGAAGGCGTCTGCCGTGTCAGAGCGCAGCAGCGTCTGCATGGCATTGAGCTGAGCCATCTTCAGGCGATAGACGGTCTTGTCCTGAAGATAGTTCATCAGCTTCTCCGGGTAATATTTAAGGTCCATGTCCCCCAGCTTATCCAGGATGTCGTCCACGAAATACAGCACGTCTTCATAGATGTCGGTCTCCAGCATATCGCCCGTCGGCAGGATGCGCTTCTCGACCATCTTCTCTGTGATGCCTTCCAGCGTATCCTTCATTTGCTGTAGTTCGGTGAACAATGCGTTCAGATTCTTGACCGTATTAAAGTTGTCTTTGCCAACGGCCTGTGACAATTCGTTCTGGATGTCGTCCAGAATGCTGGCGTAGTAGTCGCCGCTGGGCAGGTCGCCCTTGTTGAGCAGGGGCAGCAGCTCCTCATTCAGACTGCGCAGGGCTTCTCCCGCAACAGCCGGATCGACCGTCCGGTAACCGGTCGGATCGGCACCAATGTTCTGGGCCTTGGCCAGGATCTTCTCCAGAGTCGCCTCGCCAGCCTGCTCCATTTCTTCGAGCGCCTGCTTGTAGACTTTCTGGGTCAGCAGTCCAGCCATGTCGTCTTCCAGCAGCTTGACCTGATTGCCCAGATCCAGTTCGATCGCCTTGGACAGCTCGTAGTTTTCCCGCACCAGCTTGGACAGCTCGACGCGCACGTCCAGCAGTTCCTGCGGGGGTTTGAGCCGCCCCACCCGGAGGCTGTCCAGTTCTGAGGAGAGCTTGCCGACGCGCAGGTTGTATTCCTCCAGCACGTCGCGCACACCGTACCAGCCCTCCTGCGGGAACACCTCGTCGAACAGCAGGGTCAAGTCCGGGTTCTTGTGCGCCGCACGCTCCAGGAATGCGGCGGCTTTGTCCAGTTCCTCCTCGGTCATCGAGCCGATCGGCAGCTTGTCCAGGTAGTCCTTGATCTCCCAGGCAATCCGTTCGGTTTCGGCATCGACACCCAGGTTGGTGCTGGGCAGATACCCGGCACGGGTCTTCCAGAACTGGATCTGTTCGTGCAGTTCCTGGACCCGCGGCATATTCACGGCCAGATAGGCTTGCGCCATCTGCTCATATTCCAGCACCATGTCCGTGTAAAGGGCCAGCTGGTCGCGCAGCTCGGCAATCCGGGGAAGGTTGGGCAGGACATCCGCATCGTTCAAGGCGTTGTCCAGCTGAGCCAGGGCTGCCCGAAGGTCGCCGGAGTAGAACCGGACGGTTTCGCCGGTCTCGCGCACCTTGCCGATTGCCGTGGCGGCTTTGTCCGTGGCGGCGTGCTTGATCGCGGTGGCCGCGTCCTTGATCGCAGCCCGAACCCGGCGCACGGTTTTGCCCAGGCGTACGTTGCGCTGATGGGTCAGGGCCTGCTGCACGTAATCCGCGATGCCGTTCAGCTCGGCGGCATACCGCTCGAAGACCGGGAAGCGTTTGCTGAATTCATCAAGGAACGCCAGGTAGTCTGTGAAATTAACCTGCGCTTTTTCCAGGAAATATTTATCAAGTTTTCCGGGCAGCTCGGAGAGCTTGCTGCCCATCAGCTGCAGCACCGCATGGTGGTCAGCCTGGATGCTGGCCAGCCGCATGGCCTGCGCGGTCTCGGCGACCACATCGCCATCAACCGCACCTGTCTTCAGCGGATAGCGCATCACATCTTCCCAGGACTGCAGCGCCGATTCCAGTTTGGTCACCGGGATCGTGCCGTCCTTGGCCAGGTGCGGCACCAGCGCCTGGGTCGTCTTGTTGTGAATGTATTCGAACAGCGGTGTGCCGGCAAAGCGCACCGTGTACCAGGACGGCAGCACGCCCGTGGACCAGCCCACCGACTGGTTCAGAATCTTCTGGATCTGATCCGAGCCGTTGGCCCAGCGCCGCAGGCTCTGAAGGATGTCGATCGTCAGGTTGTCACCCGACCCCTTGACCAGCTGTTCCGTCAGTTCGTTGACGAATCCGGTGTGCAGAAGCTGAGGGACACCCTTCCAGGCGGGTGTGGTCTGCGCCAGACTATTCACCACACGGGTTACGCCCTCGGCAATCTTGTCCGGTTCCTTGCGCAGGAGCTTCAAGGTCTGCTTGGTTACGGTCTCGGCCATGTCGTCGGACAGCGCCAGCCCCACCTTCTTGGCGGCGGTCTGCACGCCTTCCTCAACCAGCTCCCGCACACCGCCGACCGCTGCCTTGCCCAGGCCCCAGGCGCCGATCGTCACCCAGTTCAGGGGATCAGACAGGATCTCACCCGTGATGTTGACGGCGAAGTCGGCGAACCCGCCCAGCCCGGTCTGCTTGTTCCAGTCATAATTCGTGCGGCCTTCAGCCCCGATGCCCAGGCCCTTGATCAGGCCGGCCTTGGCACCCTTGGGTTCGAACATCATGCCCTTGACCGGGTTGGCCAGGATGTCCGCCGTCTCGCCGAGGTTCTGCAGACCGTTGATCAGGGCATCGCCGAACCCGCTGAGCGGCTGGCCACGCTTGAATCCGGCCACGATCGGATCAATCGTCGCTTCCTTGGTCAGCCCGACCGCCGCCTGAATCCGCTGCTGGATGTCCGCCCAGTCGAAGCCAGGCTTGTCCCTGAGGGACGGATACTGTTTGTTTAGTGCGGCCTCGTTGAGGATGACATCCGCCAGGGAGTTGATCGCCAGCGAGTCATTGTAGTCCAGGATATTCTGTTCGTAGCTGTTGTCCACCGGGAAGTAGGGCTTCGGGACATACGGCTGCCGACTATTAAAAGGTCGGAGCGCATATGGCACCGACCTTTGAACCTGGAGCTGGGGCATGGGAATAATGGGGCTCATTCGATTGCCTTCTGGCTCCAGGTCTTCATGTAGTTGGCTACATCAAGTTTCCCGGAGGTCAGGCCGGAGTTAAGGATTGGACCGATATTGTTGAGCTTGGCGACATCCGTGGCCGAGGCGGACTGAATGCTGATGCCGGCCAGACCCAGCTCGGCCTGGTAGTTTCCGGCAGCCGCTGCAATCTGGGCCTGCTGGATATACCCGGAGGCACCGGCCTGCGCTGCCCGCACATTGGCGGCGGCGGCGGCCTGGGTGCCTTTGAGGTTCTGATCTGCATTGTACCGGGTACCGGCCAGCTGCTGATCAGCGGTGTAGCCCTGCGCCGAAGCGGCGGTATTGGCGGTCGCCGTCTGAGCGTTGGCCCCCAGTTCACCGACATACTTCTGCGCGTCCACCCCATAGGCGTTGACGCCCAGCGTACCGAGCGCCAGCTTCTGCTGGTTGGCGTAGTCGAGCGCATCCCGTGTTGCCATGGCCTGGGCAGCCGCTTTCTGATCAGCCAGGGCGCGGGCTTCCTGAGTCAGCATCGTGTTGTCGGCAGAGGTCTGCTGCGACAGGCCGAGCAGAGAGCTGAGCGCATTGGCATTCTGCATCCCGGCGGCGGCTCCGCTCATGACGGCCCCGGCATTGGACTTGCGCATCGCGTCGAGGTAGGCGTTCTGCGACTGGCCCAGCCGGTTGTAATACTGATTCGCCGTGCGGCCATACGCGGCTTCCTTGGCGGCGTACTCCTTGTCCACAGCGTTCTGGAAGATTCCTTCGATCTGGCCCCGATCGTAATCGACGCCCCCGTAGAGCGCGGCCAGGTCCTGGGCCCCGCGCAGCTCCCGGTCCTTGGCATCAACCGGCTTGCCATACTGGATGGTGGTCTGGGTCTGGGTGCTTGCGGTGGCCATGCGGTACCTCCTACTTCAGCGCTTTCAGCTTCTCGATCAGGTCGTCCGGAGGGGCGGCCTGCTTGGTTCCCTGCAGTTGTTCCGGGGTCAGGACGTTGTGCCCGTAGTTCGCCTGGGACTGCGCCTGCATCTGCTGCGCCATGATTGCGTACTTGGACGTGTCCATCAGCAGCTGCCCCAGCATTTCCTCAGTGAACGTATAATTCGTCTTGCCATCCGGATCGGTCTCGATCTTCGGCCCGCCGACTGCCGGAGCCGCTTTAATTTCTTCCGGCGTTCGTGTGGGTGTGGCGGCACTGGGTATGATTGTGTCTACAGGCCCAGCTCCCCGGTTCATCTGCGACTGGGCCAGTTCTGGAGTCTGACTGCGTGCCGCAAGCGGCCCGTTCCAAGAAGGATTGACATACCCGTTTGGTTGTTTCGCCTGCTCTGTCTGGCTCTTGGCGTATTCGGTAATGATCTGCTGCTCCTCAGGGGTCAGCGGAAGGTTCTTGTTCATCTTCGCCAGAATGTTTTCCGGTTTGAGACTTTCCAAGTACGCTTCCCGATTGCGTTGGGAAGCGGCAGCGTTGTCCCGCCAGTTGGTCTCCGGCTTCAGGTTAAGTGGTGGCATCAGGATTCCTCCTCCGGAATGACCGGGGCTTCTATCGAGGGCGTTGCACGATAAGCGGATTCACGAACGTAGGCTGCCATGCCGGCGGATGTGGTCTGTGTGAGCTTGACGAAATCGGCAAAGAAGTTCGCGCCCCGGCTGAATAGGATGCCGGTCAGTACGATCCCCACATAGGGGATGATGAAGTTGATCTTGAGGATCTGATAGAGATCGACATTGGCGGCGACGGCGAGAAAGACCGAGAGCACGATCGCCGCGATCTGCTTCCAGTTGATCGTCTTCTCAATGACAATCAGCTTGAAGTATTCCACCAGCGCCTCGACGGTGATGGCGAGAATGAGAATGGTTGCGATGGTCATGTGGCCCTCCTTATTTCCTGTCCGTGATTCTGGTTGTGCTGCTGAAGCAGCAGCTCCAGCAGGACTCTCAGGTTGTCAATCAGGGATTGCTGTGCGACAATCTGCCGCGTCATGGTGATTACACTGTCCTTGATCTCCCGGATGCTGCTGTCCAGATCCGCCTGCCGCGCTCCCCTGATCTCCGCCTCCTTGCGCCGGGACAGAACAAAGGTAATGAGCGTGCTGGTTGATGTCAGGAGTGATAGCCCTAAGAGGATGTTTGTCATCTCCATGTTGCGCCTCCTCCTGATCAGCCGTAGACGAGCTTGCCGTAGAGCTTTGCCCATGTCTTCGACCCTACGATCCCGTCTGCCAACAGCCCGTTGGCCTGCTGGAAGGTACGCACGGCCTTGTCCGTCGCCTTCCAGAACTTGCCGTCAATGGTTCCCACGCTGTAGCCGAGCTGTGCGAGATATCGCTGCAGCACTTCCACCTCGAACCGGTTGGTCCACATGCCCAGGATCAGGGGCTTCTTGAGGACCGGCAGGAAGGTGGGGTGCTTCTGCAGCGCATTGGGTCGGCTCTGAATCCAGAACGAATCGTTGGTGCGGGTGTCCACATGCACCCACTTCTGGCCATCGGCGTAGATGTATCGGCCCACGCCCTGCATCCCGATGCCCTGAGCGAACATGGCGACGATCCGGGGGTCCACTTCCGCCGGGCCGGTGCCCACATCGATGTCAGCGGCCATGCCCTTGCAGTGATAGCTGCCGCGTGCGCCGCCGATCCGGGTGTTGTACGCTTCCGTACGATAGCCGGACCGGATCAGGACCGGGATCTTGAAGAAATCCCGGATCTTCTGGAGCTGTTCCACCAGACGGTCGTCCACCAGAATGGTGTCGCTGCCGTCCTTGCAGGCGAACTCCTTGACTTTGAAGCTCTTGCTCAGGGCTTTCGCTCCGTCTTGTGCCAAGCTGTAGGTGCGAAGCATCATGCACTCTCCTTCCAGACGCCTGCAATCTTCTGGTAAACGCCGACTGCCTCACGCCATGTCCCGGATATCTTGATCCAGGTACTGCCTTCTTTCCAAACGCCGCTGTTCTTCAGATGTAGTATACCACCTTTGAGCAGAACCTCGCTACTTTCCCGATACTCGGACCAGACGCCAAAGGTAGTGCGCACCCGAATGCGATACTGATAGGTGCTGCCCGGCCCCGCCTTATACGGGGCGCTGTATACAGATGGGGTAGTTGCGTATGCTACTACGGCGCCCAGCGTTGTCAGGACCAGCCAGTCTGTATAAGTCCCGCCCCTTGGCTTGTGCCGAACGGACACTTCCACAGCGTCGATCGTCCCGTCATTGGCCGCCGGCAGCGTCCAGCCCAGGGTCAGCTCCGCGCTGTACGGCGGGCTGGCCGGGCTAATCGACACGGATGCCGGAGTGCTTGGAGCCAGTACCAGGTTGAGCGCCGGGGCGGTCGCACCAGGGCCAGCCCCATACAGGCCGATCGACCGCACCATGAACCAGATATAGCCGCCTCGGGCCAAGCTGTAGTCCCTTGGATAGATCGTATAGCTCAGTCCAGCCGTGTTGCCCTTGTAGTTCCAGACACCATTGCCGTTGGTCCAGTGTATGTCATAGCCCTGGATCGCACCGGTGCCCGGCGTAGCAGCACCCCAGGTCAATGCCAGCGCCTGGTCCGCTGTGACATGTCCGATCTCGTATACAGCTTTGCCGCCCAGGAGGATGTTGGTCGGAATACCCGGCCCTGCCCCATAGCCGGAGTTCACCGTATAAGCATTGGTGCCGGTGGTGAACGTCGAGGTAGTCATGTAGTTCGTGTTGCCGGCCCCTTCCGGAACTACCGAGATATTGATATAGATGGTGCCGGGGCTATAGGGGATATCAAAAGTCAAAGTGTAGTTGTACGATCCACCGAGTTCCCAACGGTCAAGCGCATGCCGCTTGATCAGGTGCTCGCCGATGGAGTGCCCGTTGATCGTGCCGACAACCTTGCGCCCGAAGGCGAGATCGGTAGGGTGGGTATACAGTCCGGAGTTCGCGCCCATTTGAATGTGCATCTGCAGCACGACATGCGTCCCCTGCAAATCCGTACGGGGCGTCAGTGCATACCCGGTGATCTCCATGTAGGTGGAGCCGCTGGGTGTCGTCGGGCTGATGAAATGCGGACCGATTACGTCAGGCATAGCGAATGTAAATGTCCCCGTCCGACCCGCCGCTCGGTGCGGCTGTGCCGGAGGTGATCGTCTTTTGCTTCCCTGCCAGGGCCGTCACCAGTCCGGTGATGGCTGCCATCGAATGAGCGTCGCTTGCGTCCCTGGAGGCCAGGTCGTTGTGGGCGATCTCGCTCATGTTGCCGGATAGCGCCGCGATGGTCGCGTCAATCGAGGCCAGCTTGGTGGCCACATTGCTGCCGGCATGCGCGATGTTGCTGGAGGTCAGGGTGGACAGCCCGGTGACCAGGTTGCCCAGGGCCGCATCCAGTCCGGTGATCGCAGACGTAGGGTGACAGTCCGCCACATCCCGGTCGCCGATGTCGTTGTGATCAAAGGCGCTGACCGCACCAGCCGTAATTGCATCCAGCATGGCCTGCAGGCCAGTGATTGCCGCGATCGGATGGCAGTCTGCCTGATCCGTGTTGGCAATGTCCAGCGGATTGGTGTGGTCCAGGGCGATGTCTGTCGAACGCCGATGTGCCAGGGCGTCTTCAGTGTCGGCCTTGAACTCGAAGTAGTTGCTGAGCAGCAGCGCCAGCGTATCGGAGTTATAATCCCCCTGCTCGATGGTCAGCTGCCACAGCTCGCGCCAGCGATCGCCGGTGATCTTGGCCCCGGCCTGCTCCGTTGGCAGGTTGATGATCTTCTTGGGAACCCATTCGGCCAGTATGATTGACATCGTGTTACCTCGCGTTCATGGTCCGGTAGACCCAGTTGTGGTTCATCAGTTCGTAGAGCGTGTCATTGTAGGAGATCAGCAGCAGGCGTGGGGAGTACCCCTTGCCGGATACCCGAAATCGGACTTTGGCGGTGGCCACCTGAGAGAGCTGGGAGACATCCAGAACCCAGCCAGTGGAGTTCAGGACAACATCCCGATCCGGGACCGTCACTTCCGCCTGCACATAGGGCGCGTCGGATTCGTCGTCCGGCGTCAGGATCGCCGCACCGCCCAGGGTTTCCACCTCGTTCGGAATGCGTTCGACGTAGATGTAGCCGAAATCGGACGCTTCCGGATCGGTGATGTGCCGCGTGGCGAAAGCGTACAGTGGTTTGCGCAGCATATCGTCGATCATGAACTCGGTACCGAATTGCAGGGACTCCTGCCCCCGGTTGTTGATCTTGAACTGGATCTCCCGGTAGCGTTTCTTGTACTGTGTGCTGTGCTCCCGGTAACCGGTATCCATCACCTGATGGTTGCGCAGCACACGGGACAGGATCGTCGTATCCTCAGCCAGCAGGAAGTTGTCTCGCGGGTCCAGCACGTTCGGCTTGACGAACGAACAGCGCACCATAAACCCTTCCACCGGAACGGTCGGCTCCCCGAATTCGTCCAGCTCCATGACGACCGTCGGTTTGTTGACGGCCTGGATAAACACCGTAGTATCCGTGACGTTCTGCCGGTACGGCCACAGCCGTGTTTCGTTGGATTGCATCAGGTAGCTGGTCCAGGCCCGGCTCAGCGTGTCGTAGTTCAGGATGTAATCCACATAGCACAGCACCCGGACCACGGCTCCGGTCTCCCGGCTATAGTCCACGAGCCGGAACTTGTAAACGTTGCGCACCGCCGCCGTGTCGAGGTAGTTGTGATAGTCGTGCAGCTCCAGGCCCCGGAAGGTTGTAGACTGCAGCGGCGGAAAGATGTCCCCGTTGCTGAAGTTGTACAGTTCGTCCGCCATGCGCCCGACTTCCTGCTGGAAGTTGTCCAGCAGATTGGTGATCGGCGTTGAGATCGGCGCCAGCTGCAAGGCCCCCGGCTGGATGCTGGAGGTCTTCGGCACCACCATGTAGAAGTAGTTGCCGTTCTTGAAGAACACCATGTTCTGGACAACCGTGATCGTTTCCTTGTCGAACGGCGACATATACAGCTTGTCCTGGATCATGTCCGCCGTATAGGTCAGGCCGTCGGCGCTCCACTTCAGACGGTAGAGCTTGTTCTCGGTGAACACCAGCAGCTCGCCCAGGTACGGGACGCAGGCGACAACCTGCTCCTCAAAGATGTGCGAGTTGTTTGGGTACGGTACGTAGCCTGGCCGGTTGGTGTCCGAGACGAAGATCATATTGGCCGCGCCACGCACACCCCAGTAGACGATATGCTGACGCCAGGTGCACAGATCGGTCGCGGTGTGCACCGGGTAGGTCTTGACTTCGATGTTGTTTGTCGTCCCCGGTGTATCCGCCGTCAGGCTGTAGCTGCCCAGGGTCAGAACCTGAAGCGGTTCCGTCAGATCAGCGGTGCTGTAGGCCGTGACCGTGATGCTGCACTGCTTGTATGGAGGCCGGATGGTCAGGAATACGCCGGCGTCCTGAAAATCGTCATCATAAGTGAACACTCGACTGGTTGTGGTCTGGTCTTCATAGATCGACACGTTCTCCGTGCCAAGCTCCCGCACTTCCCAACGGAACTTGTATTGACTCGTTTCATCAGGGTACTGCGCAAATAGCTTGAATGTGACAGGCTCACCGACTTTGGCGTTGAACTTGACGGTCGTGCAGGCTTCGTCCGCATAGGGCAGCAGTCCTTCCATGATGATGTAGTTCGCAGGAACGGCGGCAGACAGCGAATCACTGAAGGAATATGGATTGGCCTTCAGCATATTGTAGCCGTAGTTGATGGCCTCGGTCGGACTCGCGGCATACGGCTCGATGTACTGCAGCGCCGCATAGTAGGTGGCATTGTCCGTCGTAGTGAAGATCAGCTTGGCAAACCCGTCTACCGGAATACCGGTTTCATACGGTGTGTACTCAACCGGCAGGATCGCCGTGTTGTTCAGCATCGTATAGACCGGCATGTAGGGCGTGCCGTTGAAGATCGTGTTGTCGGTCAGGGAGATGTTGTGCAGCAGCTGGGTCCGGATGCGCGGCGTACGCTTGATGCGGTACCGGTCAAAGACTTCGGCTGCCTCCTCGCGCTCGCCAACGATTCCGCTGCGCAGAAACGGCAACAGATTGACGAAACGCTTGTGCTGGGTATCGGAATAGTCCGTGCTCAGCTCCTGCTCCATCAGGATCTTGGCATTCGCGAAATCGAACCAGCCGTCCTCCCCTTCCTGATAGGCGAACAGGATGTACCGACGGCTCTGGTCCTCACCGGTCAGGGTGTTGCGCAGCGTACCCTGCGCGGTGTGATGCACGGCGTAGCTGCGCACATCACTGCCCATCGCCTCGATGTGCAGCTGCTGATAGCCGTTGCGCGGCACCAGGATCTGGCCCATATCCTTGAAGTCGAAGTTGATCAGTGATTTGCAGTAGCCTTCCGCCTGAGGAGTATCGGTGAACCGCATGCCGAGCGCGAACGATTCCTCAACCGTCATGTTGCGCGGGCCGCGCATGTAGGTCTTGTAAGCACCCATCCGATTTCACCTCCTCCGGTTTGAGCGGGCAGTAGGTTGCCACGCAGGTTTTGATTCCGTGCAGCCAGCAGATGCAGACACACAGATGATTGGGCATGTAGGGGCAGCTGTGCCGGGACTGCTCTACCACTTGTTTCTGAAGCGGCTCCAGTCGAGCCAGCTGCAGATCAACAGGGCCAAAGAAACCACGACAACAGCAGTGATCAGATAGGTCATGTCCCCTCCTTTATTATGCGGTTCGCTTCCAGCAGTAGTATGTTTCATATGGCGGCATATTGTTATGCGGCTGACTCTCACCGGCTGAATAAGAGTTGATATAATCCCACGATTGCTTTACAAGGAAGCTGGCAACAACCGATGAACCTGCCGGATAACTTGCATCACCTGCAAGAGTCGGATGTGTATGACTTGGCATTTGTGCAGTTGTCAATGTAACCGTAGCCGCACCACCTGTGCCGCCTGCGGCATAAGTGTCACCGGCAGCCAGGATAAATTTATCTTTTATCCGCGTCCACGTTCCACCGAACAGCGTAGCCGGGTCCGTGTCATCTTCACGCCAGTAGAGGCTCCCAACCGGATGGCACGCCAGCTGCACTTCGGCGATCAGTGCAGACCAATCGACGTTGTGCAGCGGTGTATAGTTCAGGTCCAAGTGCTCAATGACGCGGGTCATGCGTCCTCCTTTAAGAAGCGACGTAATCTGTTGCTATAAATGCACCGTCAATGGTCGTGCCAAGTGAGTATTTGTTCGGAGCTGCGCCGGATAATTCAGACCATGGTTGCTATAATGGCGTTTCAATTTTTTGATATATGAGCTCTGTTCCGGCATAAATTTTAGCCATTCCGGGGAGTATTATATCGATCCCATTATATTTTAACCCCATATCAAGCCTCCTTGATGAAGTAGAGAGTTGTTGTATCTGGGGTAAGGTTATCGTATTCTTCTTGGGTGCCAATCCAAACATTAAACATGGTCGACGAGTTAGTATCATATACGCGACCTGCTTGTTTGTATAGAAGCCCTAATGTTGAAACTTCTTCATCTCCATTTTTCATCGTTGTTTCATAGAGAGAAGTTAATTCCGACTTTAATTCGTCTGTTGAGAGGCCAGGAAACGTGTCGGAATATGAAATCTGCAAGGCTTTAGGGACGATAGTGAGTACTTGTCCAATAGCTTCTTCATTAAAATAAACATCAATAATGACTTTTTCACCATAATTGACCGGGGTATTTTCACTGACCACCTGATATTCAAATCCCGTCAAAGTAACTGATTGAACATCATATGGTAGAGTGGATAAATCCGAACACGAGTCTGGTGCTATAGCCATCTCCACGCGATTTATTCCATCGGTATCAGCCATAAAAGTAATACCCGTAAAATAAGACTGATAGGGTACAATGGTTCCGCTTGGAATAATTGTGATTCGCATTTTTCCAGTGCCAGTCTGAGTGATAGTTAAACCGTTTGGCGTTATCTCTAAGGTGCCATCTATAACAGAGACATATGTGGAAATCATTTCTGGGTCTAACGAATTAATATGAAAGAGAAAATTATAGATAGGACCCGCTCTTAAAATGGCACTGCGTACAGAACCGCCAATAGACGATACTCTCTCATTAACACCCATTGCCATCTGACCGATGTTACCCATTCCTTGACCGAGCTGAACAAGTGCTGGGCCAACTTTATTTGGAAAGAAAAGGGAATCAAGATCGGTAAATGACAAATTATCAGCATCAACGACGCCTGTCTCGCCAATCGGACCGCGCTTGCCTTCCGGGCCTGGAGGACCGACCGGTCCAGGGATTCCCTGTATACCAGGGTCGCCTTTCGCGCCTGTCTCGCCAATCGGACCGCGCTTGCCTTCCGGGCCTGGAGGACC